ATTTATACTTAAAACATTTAATAGTCTCTTGGGCTGGAACACTACTCCCTATGCCTCCTCAAGTCGGCTTGCATTTCTGTTTAGCTTTCGAGGATATTCAGGTGTTATAATATAATAAATTACTTTATTATACGGCAGTTTTAATGAGTTTTACCTTTTGATTTGAAGTGATTAAATAATACATCTTTTTTTGAATGCCTAACCAATATTTCTTATATCTTTGAAATGGTAATGGAATACAGTTAATTAAGCCTTTTAATATTCTTTCTCTATTTTGCTTTATATTTTCTATAAAGTTCATTAGAATACACCCCCTATTACTCCAATACCAATAATCATAGCTATTACACAAGCAATTTCAGCCCAAAATGTGAAATTTCTGAATTTATCAGATATTAAACCTAATAGTGCTAACAATGCTCCAGTTATTAAACTATCCCATTCTCCCATTAATACAAAATACAGTACTGCTGCACTAGCCCATATACCAGCACTAGCATAATGTACTGTACTAGTTAATGTTTCTTTAAATGCACACGCTGCTCCTACAAAACACATTGCTGCTATGGATACAAAAGGTAAAAATCGATAACACTGTGGACTTATGTTTATCCAATAAATCATTATTGGCAAACCAGTTGCCCACATTACAAATGTAAATAAGTATTTTAAGCCTTTTTCTTTCCACATATAATGTGTATTACTAATTGATTTTGGTACTTGATCAAATACCAAACAAGTTGTTACAATGTAGCCTATAATTAAGACTACAGGAATCCAATACAATAACTCCATTTTTAATCTTTATTAATATTTTTATAACAAAACAATTCTATATAGTTGGTATCATAGACACCATCTAAACCGTGTATTTCAAACTCACAAAATTGATCATAATGATCATCTTCTGGATCATCAAGGTTAACTACACAATTAACATCAACGTTATCATCTAATCTATTTAATATTTCTTTTAATTCTTTAACTTTCATATTAATCGATCATTAAATAATCTTTTACTAAATCTTCGTTTTCTTCTATGAATAAATCACGTTGTTCTTTAGTGTGAAATGCAAGAAAATGATAATGTTTATAAACAATTTCTGGATAGCCGTATCTTCCAGATCTTTTGATACAATATTTTATCATACTGTCTTTAGTCCATTCTTCATCAGTAACAACACCACCAAATCTTTTATCATTAGCCATTATTTGACTAATTTGAGCCATTGCTAATGCTGATTTAGCCTGTTTTTCAGTAGCAAACAGAAATCTGTTAAATTTAGTATGCAACCAATTTTTTACTTCTAATGGTTCAGAACCAACGCCTATGGTATAACCAGATATTTTATTTATATAGTTTAAATTATTTGTTTCAGTGCTTCTCCAACTAACCTCTTTCTTTTTAAATTTAATACACTCAAATGTAGATTTTTCTTTATCTATTTCATACCCTTCTGGTATTTTAATTTTAACTTCTTTTGTTTCCATGTTTTCTTCTTTTACTAAATAAATATCTTTACAATTAGATAAAAATTCTAATGACCAATATAATTCACTTATTGTTATTCTTCCAAACGTATGATAACTACCTGTATGATAAAAATCTCCTGGTACATTTGCTTTTATAAGAAAATGTGGTGTAAAGTCTCTTGTTGCTGGGTTAAACACTATTACACGATATAATTTACGATTACCAAATGCACTTTTACTTTTTTTTTTGAAACAGTCTTTTTTTATTATAAATAGTTTTGCTAACTTTTTCCAATCGTCTATAGGTAAATCACTTGTTGTTTTCCATTTTCCCATATTTTTACATTATTTTATGTATTCTGATAAGATAATAAAATGTCTTCTTTGTCATCCCAAGATCCATTAAGATTTCCATTTGGATGAAATATCATTTCGAATACAGTATTTGATGCTTTTTCTTTTTGTTCATACAATTTAACAAGATTAGCACTTTCAGAAACCATATCTACATTTTGATATTTATATACTTCAACATAATAATAATAACCAAGAAGTTGTCTTACTGGTGTAAACCTTTCATCATTATCTATTTTCTTCCAAATATCATTCAAACGAACTTTATTATCATTTAGATAATCCATTTTGACAACGTTTGACATTTTATTCTGGTCAAAGTCCATTGTTTCTCTAAAGATAATATTATCAATACCAATAGATTGGAAATAGTTTAAATAATTGATGATACCGTTCATATCGTGAATACCTTCTTTTAAAAGTAAACAAGACATTCTTGGTCTAAGATTATGCGTTTTAGTAAACGCTGCAATCATTTTTATATCTTCATTAGAGCAATAACCACGCTCATATTGCATAATATGACGGTTAATATTTTCATCATAATGTGCTTTTGATATATTTAAATGTTGAAAATGATTGTCTGTGATATGTTGAATTATAAATTTACCATCTACTGTATCAAACAATCCAGAACCGTTTGTTGTTAGTGTGCGTTTACGATAACCATATTTTTCTATCATTTGAAGAATAGGAATCAATCTATGTGATTTTGTAGGTTCTCCTCCAGTAATAGATACAGACGGATTTAATGGGCGAAGGAATGCAAGTACTTCATCGAGACGTTTATAATACTCTTTATCGTCTTGAATACGTCCCTTTTTGTACATTTGTCCTTTATTTTCATAACGTAATTGTGCTACACAAAATTTGCAATTAGCATTACAGTAATCGTCTACAAAAATAGAAAGATTTACATTAGAATAAACTTGTTTTTTTTTACCGTTAAAGTCAAATGAATTAAATTCATAATCTTCAAGGTTATAGCATTCTTGACGCTTTTCACGAATCGGTTGAAATTTTAGAGTGTTCATATTCACTTCTTTTAATTAAATTGTTTCCAAAAAATGTTCCATCACATGATATTAATTGCCAATTATCAAATGTTTTTGTGATATATGGTTCGATTAAATCTTTTTGACTAGAAGCACGGCCATATTTATTTAATAAATGTGCATTAAATGGATATTTTCCAATTTCTGCTTTAAGTTTATTTAATTCTTCTTTTGTATATGCTCGTATGTTAACTTCAAACTTTATATATTCAAGAAACTCACATGCAGATATTATCAAACATAATTGGTTTAATAAATTAGCGTTTTGTTTTTTAAGATACGAATTATATGAAGGTTTAATTGTAATTTGTTTTTTATTACGTTCTGCAATATTAACTATGTTATCTATTAGACTATCTAAATGAACAGAGTTAGTATCTATTATTATTTCTGATACAAATTTACGTGTAGAAAGATATTCTAAAAATAAAATAATATTTGGATGTAATAATGGTTCTCCTCCTTCAAGTTGAATAACAGTTTTTGTTGTTATTTTATTAATAATTTCGATAAGTTTTTCAAAACTCATAAAAATATTATTATCTGGAGATGAATACATACAACAAAATGGACATTTATAATCACATTTGTTTGTAATATTTATATAAAATTTATTCATTTTAATTTAATTAAACTGTAAAACTTGTCCAATCATCTTTTTTCATAGTATCATAATCATCTAGATTTTCAATTGCTGTAAGCAAATCTGATTTCATTTCTTTTTCGCCATCGTTATTAACGATAGTTTTCATTATAAAATAACTTAAAACTCTCATCATACGATAATCACCGTTAAAACTATTCATATATTTTTTAGTTGCTTCAACGATTTTATCATAAGATTGTTCACCGAACTTCTTAAAAAACGCTTCTAACCGTTTCATTATTAATGGAACAGCTTCTGTCCATGGTGTATTTGTTCCAGGTTTAATACCTTTTGGAAATAGTGATTTTAAAGTCGTTGCTAACTCTCTAAGATCATTGCAGCTTTGTTCTTCTTTTTGTTTTACTTCCAGCACACTATTTATTAACTTTAAACCTTTATCAGATACGAAGAATGCTTTTTTTGATTGATTATATAATATCAACGCTTCTTGATTTAGTTTCTTCATTACTGATACTATGTCATAATCATCTTTTAAAGTTAACAAAACTAAAAAATCACTTAATTCCAAATTGGTATCTCTTAGAACATCTTCGTTAATGTTCATTTCCATATTTACCAAGTTTTATATTTTCCATTGTATTCTTCATTTGTTCCTAACAAATGCTTTGTTTCGTCGTTATACGGTATGCATTGTCTCCAACAATGTGCTGCACAAACATATATAGAATATGGATCTCTTTGATAGTGCGAAAATATATCTGCTCTCCAACTAGAACTAGAACCATGGTCTTTTGCTAACACTTTATCAAACGGTTTGAAATCATCTATGGTAAATGGCGTATCTTGTACATAACAAATACTACTTTTAGGATGATATTTATACCAAGTTTCTATTTCTTTTGTCGTTGCAAATCTTGATTTTAAATAATCATCTTCTTTTGGAAAACCTTCTTTTGGTACTTCATCAGTAATAAGTGTGCTCATACCTACGTATGTTATAAAATATCCTGGCTTAAATAATACTTTTTGCCAACCGTTCCAATTTCTATGTTCACTTGAAGGAAATAAACAACATTCACCGTATTCATTTGCGCGACCATACTTATCAAAACCAAAAACATTTTTGATTAAATTTTCAACTACTATTGGATACATGTCATTTGGTTTCACACTATAAAGTTTTACGTTGCCACCCACTGGTGAATACAATTCCAATCCTTTTGGTGCATTTTTTAATATTTCTACTAAATTTGTCATAATGTTATTTTAATTTTTGTAATGTCTCTACTATATTCGTTTTCATTTTTATTAAACTTTTCACAGTATGCTTGTGCTTTCTCTTCATCTAGAAAACACTCTTCTACATAATCTGCATGTTCTTCACTTCTTGTTACAACATAGACATATTCCGGTTTTACTTCGTTATATAAACGGGTGAACTCTTTTACAATTATGCCCATTGCAACTTCAAATCTTTCTACATCTGTCATAGTTTATTCTTCTTTCATTGCTTTTTTAAATTCAGTAACTAAATGGTCAATCCAAAATCCAGCAGATAAGTTTTTCAGCTTTTCTATTGCTTTGTCAACAAAGACATCAGTACGGGTGTATTCAATACTGCTTTCATCCCAAGGTTGACATCCCCATTCTGCTTCATATTCTTGATCTGGTATATCACTTGGATAGAGATAAATTTTCTCTGGTGCTTCGTTTGCTTTCATAGTTGTTGTTCTCCTTTCTGCGCTTTAAGTCCAAGTTCGAAGAAATGTTTTGCAAAATTTGCTATTTCATCATCAACTTCCTTTGGAAATGGTTTTGCAAATTCATAAGCTTCAGGATTATCTAATAGTGATTGTGCATAGCAACCAAGTTCACATAGATTGTTCATTGAAGATTTAATTTCTTTATCTAAGTCCACCTCTTTCACTTCAAGGGAATTAATAATATCTAATATAAAACCATCTTCATAATATGCACCACTGCCTTCGGGAGTGCATTTTTTATGATTTCTCTGTTTTCGTTTCTCTATCTCCGCAACTAAAGCGGCTTTGTCTATTAGTTGTACCATAGCCTATTCTCCTTTCATTGCTTGTTTAAAATCCTCAAACATTTCATCAAACCACTCTTCAAATTCACCGGTTGTATAGTAATCATCAATATTATTTTTCAGCCACTCGCAAGCCTTGTCAATCCATTGTTGTTTCTCTTGTGCAAATTGCTCGCTCGCCCATTCAGCACCTTCGGTAAAGTGATTCATATACCAAAACTCCCACTGAGAGATTTGTTCCTCTTTCCGTTCAATATCACCCTCAAAATATTTTTTAAGTAAAGGCTCGTGTTTTTCCTTGAAAATCGCCTTTGCAGTTCTTACAATATCCTTGTAGTTCATAACTCATTCTCCATATCATTTAATAAATCTTCCAACTCATTCAATCTTTTATCTTTAGTAACTCGGTCTAAAAAACATACATATTTCATTCGATTATTGATATAATCTTCATTCCTAAATTCATTAGGATACATTTTTTCAATGATTGCTTTTGGATTCTTGCAGTGCCAAAATCTGATTTTTACTTTAAAAATTTCCATAATCTATTCCTCCATTAATTTTAGATTTTTATTGATTTGCGTTTTTATTGCATCTATAAAGTTATCAATAGATTCTTGCGTATTTCCTTGACTTTCAAAAAATGAGCGCAGACACCCTTCCATTGTAAGCATTATTGAGTCTATTTGCTCGTCTTTCCATTCTGCCATCTTTATCAATAATTTTTTTATTGTCACACGATTGCAGTCTGTGTAAATGATACCTAATCCATCTACTAACGTTTTTGCTTTTTCTTCGTTTGTTATAGTTGTTGTTCTCATTTCATTGCTTGTTTAATTAAAAGTTCCCATTCCACACCATTTTCCAAGTCTTCTGCGAGCATTATATTTGTTCTCTTTAAAGCATAACAAATAATCTTCTTTACTGTATCTGTAGATGGGTGTTGGTCAGCCCATAATATACCTTGTCTCACTGAACGATAAGCAATATTTGGATTTTCTTCATTGTAGAATTTTCTTGCTATGTCTTTTGCTACTTGTTCTATTTCTTCATCTCTTGTCATAGTGTTTATTCTCCTTCAATTGATTGTTTGAAATCCTTAACCAAATCATCTGTCACATAAGGATATGTTTCGCTTTCGTCATAACCAACGTGCATAGAGACATACTTATCTGCATTATTGTTTATCCATTCGCAAGCCTTGTCAATGAGTTGTTGCTTTTCTCCTTGCTTTTCAACTGTCAAACTATCTAATTCTGAAAGTTCTATATAGTTACATTTAAAACTAATGCAAGAACAAAGGTTATATGTGTTACCTGTTCAAAGACAGTATCAAGAAGGGTAACACCATGTTTAGTCATATCTCCACTTTTTTAAAGATTTACCATAATAATCAACATACATTTTTACTGTATATTTAATGTATTCACTTAAAGATTCTGCTCCAAAATATGTATTTTCTGGATAACCTTTAAATCTAGAATATTCCCAATTTTTAGGATTGTGATATGCTCTAATTATTTTATGTTTAAGGATTGATAATTTTGTCATAGTTCAAATATATTTTGTTTAACAAATATATTATACACACATCTTCCAATCCATTCTACTAAAGGTTCATCGTTATTACAACTTAAATATCCTCCTTCAGCAAGTATACAATGAGTTATTTCATGACATAAATTCTTTTCTAAATCGTACTTAGGTATAGGTTTATTATCTATAGCTGTATGTGTTGGTATAACTATTTCAAATTCAGTATGTCTTGCTGTACCATAAGCGTAATCACCATTACCATTTTCGTCTACATTTATCGGTTCTGGATTATCTATAAATTTGATTTTATATTTTGTTCCAAACAAATTAATTTCTTTTTTCATATACATTTCGTATTAGAACTATGAGGAGAACTCAATCTCTATCCATTCTCATAGACATTAAATAATAGATTTCAACTTTTGGGTAAACACCATTCCTATTTAGTATATCCAATACTTCACAAAGAATGAATAATTCATTAGGATTACGTATTCTACATTTTATTGTAACATCCCATTTTGCATTAAAATCATTTAATACAATATGTGGCTCACCATCCGGAAAGGTGGTGAGCGTATATTGTATTTCTGATTTTTCAGGATGTACTAAATTTAGTACTTTATTCATTTTTAAATATTTAACGATTCGTTAACTCTATTTCTGATAACCTTAAATGATGATTCATTGTACGATTTACCATCTTCAAATACTCTTATAAGAAAACCTGTATTCTCTCGATCTTTGTCAACTTCATCTTGCACAAAATAACGATTTGTGTCAATATTTTTACCAACCTAACATAATCCTTTAAGAGATTTCTTCCATTCTGCTGTTTTAGGCTCTTTAAAGATTACCTTACCTTCACCATTTATTTGACACCAAGATGATTTTACAGCCCAACCAAGACTATCACGAGATACTTTACCAATATAAGTATATGAACCATATCCTAATACAATATTAGTTGCTGCAAATCCTTTGTTTTCAAGTCTGCGGTAAATTTCTTGCTGACGTTCCAAAGTAATTGCATCTCCATATATCATACCGATACGTGTATCAAGTACTTTATATCCCTTTTCGTTGATAGTACCTCCAAAGATTTCCCACAAAATTTCATAAGTACCTTTAAATTCTGCTTTAGTAATCGCGTGTTCTTTTGCTGCTGATTCATTAGCACGAATTTTACTGATAGTTCTATCTCTATCAATTCCATTCATTTTGCTCAATCCATTAACATAACACAAATACTGATTGTTATCCCGTACTACCTTAAATGTATCTTTTGGATCTACACCACAGATTATATCTACTAGATTACCAGAATCTGGTCGTACTACAAATCTACCATTACGAGCCATAATAATGTCTTTAAGTTGTGGTAGATAGTTAGTAATTACATTCCAATAATCCCAAGTATCAGATACAATAGATACAAATCCATTAGGATATACTTTAGATAGCAGTCTTTTATATGTGTCAATCTCAGATTCTTTACTATCAGCTTCCATTACACTATGCTCTGTTGCAGGAACAGTTGCAGCTAACAGTTTTGTTTCAGCATTGGCGTCATAATATTGTTCACAAGCAGCAATAGCAGGTAATGTTTCACTTCCACACCACGCTGTTAAATGTCCCATACCAGATACAATAGCTGATTCAACTCCTGCCATACCACGCATACTAAAATCGTGACACAAGAAACCTAAATTATCTTTATCAAATCCAGTTTTCTTTGCGTGTTCTACAAGTGCCTTTTTTTCAAGTCTTGCAGTAGTTGCTGAAGTCATTGGTAACCAAAGAGTTGTTGACAATAAAATCTCCAGATAATTTGGCAACCAAAAGAAATCCGGATGTGTATTAATAATACTTAATACTGGTACTCCAATAGGACATAACGAACCTTCTGGTAATGCTTTAATTTTAATAGGAAGATAATCTAAGTTATGCAGCTCTTCAATATGTTTATGTCCAATTGAATTAAACGCATCTTCACCTAAGAATGTTTTAATTCTTCTGTCATACGTAGCGAGAATAACATCTAGTGGTATTTTAAAGAAGTTTTCATTAAATCCTTCGATTAAGTATTTTTCAATAAAATACTTAATACCAAATGCTACAACACCATCTTTTGCTTCTGGATACCATCGATTTGTTCTTGGAATAAACGTTGCATAAACGTATTGTGTTCCTTCTGGATACCATCTACGATGGTCAAGTTTATAATCAACAGTAAATAAAATTGTTTCTAAATCAATTTTGTTCATAATTAATAATCTTAATTAAATTTTTATTGTAATTTTCTTTCATTTGTTCTACAAGTTCTTCTTCTCTTGTGTGTATATAATAAGGAATTACAATTTTAGGTTCCTTGTGTCTTAGTATTCTACCAATTCGTTGAATAGTTAGTATTTCAGAACTATTTAAATTAGCAAATATACCTACTTCACAATCTTTTAAGTTTACACCTTCATTGAGTATTCCACAAGCAGTAATGTGATTGATTTCACCTTTGTTAAATTTATCTAATATGTCAAGTGCATCACCATTTTTACTATGAATTGCATTTTCACTTAATAACTCACATTGTTCTATACTATTACACAGAGTTAAAGTTCTTTTGTCTTCATATCGTTTAAGTATTTCTTTAACAATATCAGTTTTAGCATTACTTAAAAACTTTAATCTATCTAAGCATGTTTTCTGCCAGATATGTAAGAATACTTCTTTACGTGTACGATAATATTTATTCTTAAACGTTAGTGCTTGAGAATTTAACCAATTAGAATACTGTTTGTCAGTACAATTGATTACTATTCTTTGTTTTAAGTTTCTCATTTGTAAATACTTTGCACCACCTTTATCAAAATCTATTGTTATAGTATCTTTGAATTTAGGATTAAGTATTATTTGTTGTCTAAGAACAGTGTTATCTAATGTTAATGGATAGAAATATACTTCTGGATCTGGCAGTACATTTTGTTCAATTGCTTTACGTATGTTTACTTTATAGGTGCTTAAATCTTTATACATATCTCTTAAAGCATATTGCAAATCTAATTTAACAGTTGCTGAAAGAAATATTCTTATGTTAGATTTAAAATCTCCTAAGAACTCCATACATCTATCTGACAAATGATGACATTCATCAAATATTATTACATTCCATTTTTTATTCAAATGTTTTTGTAATGACATATATGTTGTGAATGTATAATCACCTTGTGCGTTCCATTTGTTAATTTCTTCTTTCCAGTTATCAATTAACACATTTCTTGGAATAACAATTAATATATCATTTAAACTTTTACATTTGTTTTTTATTATATCTAATGCTAATTTTGATTTACCATATCCTGTTGGTAAACAACATAATATGTTATTTGTAGCAGTAGATATAATTTGATCTATTAAGGTTTTTTTCGTTTCCATAATATTATTTCTTTAGCGTTGTAATCTGTTACTTTCCAATATTTAAAAATATAATATTTAGTAAATATTGTATCTTTTATTTCAATTTTAACACTATAAACACTTAAAAAAGCGATTACAAATATTGTTAAAATTATTAATATATATTCTATAATGCTAATCATAATTAAAATAAATTAAAAAAAAGTAATGGTGAAAATAAATCCACCATTACTTTAAAAATGAGACAATTATTAATCTTCGAGTATCGAATATCCGATCATCCATCCACCCAGTGCTTCTGCGTGTCTTTGGAGATTTGCTTCGAGTTTTTGAATGTTTGTCATTTTGTTCCATTGTTTTTTGTCTGCCCATTGTGGACAAATGGATGATTGGAACGCTTCGAATGTCTCTCTACTAAGATTTACTCTCTCTTCAGCAGGATATGTTCCACGATACTTGACTGTAATGTTTTCGTGTAACCATTTACCGTCTTCTTTCCATTCAACATTTTTAACAGTTGAAATCTCGAAAATTTCTTCAGCATCCTGCTGGCTTACCAATGTTCTTCCTGGAAGACCAATGACAAGACTTAATTTAACATTATCCATATTAATTAAAATATTCTACTTTGTAAATATAGCACTCTTTTTCTTTAAAATTAATAAAACTAAAAGTGTAAATACCATTATCAAAACGTTTAACCATTACAATAACTTTATCGTTAGATAGACGGTGATTAGTTTCATATATTAAAATACCATCTTCAAAATAAGCATCTTTTATGTCAAATGTTACTTTGGTATTTGATTTTTGTATATATACATAAATTTCATTTTTATCTACGTATACAATTCTGTTATCTTTTGGGAATGTGGTTTCTCCAGAAAAGATATCTCCATTTTGTATTACACACGGGGTTATTGATATAACTCTGTAAGTAAATGTTTTTTCATCGTTTGGTGACGAATACCCTTGAACAACAATACCTAGTAAAGTTGTCAAGATTAAAAACAATTTTTTCATTTAATTATAATTAAATTATTTGTGGAGCATTTCGGATTCGAACCGAAGTCCAATTAACTTCAATTAAGGAAATTATACAAGTTTAAAGGGTTGTTGGATTAGCAACAATTCCACCACCTATTTTAATCTAAATAGGAAATCAAATAATAATTAAAAAAATAAAAATAATCTTACAACAATGTTTAAGTGTTACTCAAACATCACCCACGCAGATTATCACCTATGCAATTCGGGCTAGAACCTTGTTTTAATTGTAAGTAACGGTTCTTTTGTAACTATTCTGTTCCAAAGTTAGTTGCAAACTCGTGCTGCTTAGGCAGCAATGCGAAATTCTACAAATTCGTCATTTATACTTTTTTGCTATTTAAAGTGTATGCCCACTACTTGTTTCCCTAACCAATAATTAACTGTCAAAAGCCTGTATGCCCCAAATATTATTATTTAAACATATTATTAATCATTTCTCTAATTTTTAAAGGATTCTGTGTAAAACTACACGTATTACATCCTTCTTTAGTAATGCACACAAATCTTTTTTCGTTACTGCACGCATTACATTCAGCGTGACTGTTGTTCTTTTTAAAGTAATTTGCCATAGTTATATAATTTTTAGTTAAACAATTAAATTAAAAAGGGACCTTAACAGCAATTGTTATCTCGGTGTTAAGTATCCCTAGAGAGGAACCTAAATAGGAACCTTGTATATTGCAATAATACTCGTACCCCTATTTGGAATCGAACCAAAATCTACTGTTTAGAAGACAGTCGTTCTATCCGTTGAACTATAAGGGCGTAAATATAAAACAAGGTTTCTGGGCAACTATCCTTCTACTTCCAACTGAATTTCACAGTTTATTGCTCCTTGGTGCTTACGCTTTTTTCATTATGTGTGTTTAATGCAAGGCTCCCTTGTTTTACTACAGAAAATGTTTTGGCTGATTTCTGCAACAGTAGGTTATCACGACACCTAATACATTTCGTAAAATGTACCCGCTACGTCATCAAGCGTTCTAGAATACTTGAATGCAATCTTAATAAATTATGTTTGTATTACAAAAATTTAGGTTGTAGCCACATCTGGGATTGAACCAGAGACCTTCATCTTATAAGGATGCTGCTCTAACCACTGAGCTATGTGGCTATGTGGTGAGTAATGGGCTCGAACCATTGCAACTTTTTACAGTCCTAGAATGTTAGCAGTGTTCCTCCTTCACCAACTTGGGTAACTCACTTTATATTAACAATAACATTGTTACTCCAATAGAAACTAAAAGTACTTCAAAAATAAATGGCTGATTTTTATGCGTTTCTTGATATACTTTAAGTTTTGCAATAAATGCAAATAATCCTATAGTAATACAAAATACTGCTAGAAATGTTAATAATATATTTATCATAATTTAAAATATTAAAACGTTTTTGTATGAATATGTATAAACACCTAACCGAAGTGGTGGAATCAAACCACTTTCAACGTTTAGAGCATCATCCCAAAATGCTTTCCTCCGGATTTCATACTGGCTATTAACCACTAACTAAATTTTATTGTTTAACTAAAATACAATTGTTATATTTTTATGCCTTGTTTTCTTAATGAAGAATATACAGCATTTTCTATTTTCATTTTTATCTTTAATGTTTTTGTAACATTTTCATTTGATTTTAGAGAATATTCATTTGCTTTCATTAACATTCCAGAAGACCAATTAAATTTACTTTCTTTTAAAATATATAAAGCATTGTCATCTTCTACAAAATGTTCTGTTTTATCAAAGTCTTTGTATACATTTTTAATTGTAAATACGCATCCTATTAGACTTAGCATATCATCTGTAAAATTGAATTTATAGTCGTATTGTTTATATATTCTATCAACAATTTTTACTTTATCACCTACTTTAAATATTGGTTCCATGTTTTGATAATTTTAATTAAGTAAAATAAAGTTTCATAATTAAATGTACCACAAGTGAGACTCGAACTCACACGAGTATTTCTACTCAAAGGATTTTCTTACCACTCTATGTTACCATAGCATCAATAGTATCTTGTTTTAAAGGTTCCTGACATTTCTGCGGTACCTGCAAGATTCAAACTTGCACTATTGACTTGTGGTCTGGACTGTCTCTTTACCATATTGAAATTCTTGCAAGACATACATTTTACCATAAGGTTTCCGCACCATAAAGAGCGACTTTATGGGTCTTGTAGACCAGTCCGTTAGTATGTAATTAATTTCAACTTAGGTATCTCCCGTTCAGTCTCTACACGATTATGACTACTTAGTTGCAAGCACTCGCACATTACAACTTTAAGCACCCTTAACAATGCGAACGATAATATGCTGTTATCTCTTGTTACAGTTACTTAGTCAATAGCATATTTCTTAACGTAGTGAATTTTCGTAATCATTTTCGCTCGGCATTGTCCTTACACATTATTGATTAGTGTTGAGATAAAGTCGCAGACTCGAACCTTGGCCTCAGTATTATACTGAAATGCTTCCTATTACACCAAAATTATCTCATTTAAGGATTTCCACCGAATTTAGGAGATTCTAACAAGGACTTTCGTGCCTTGTCACTCAAATTGTAAGACTTTGTGTCTACCAAAAAGTCCTTCGTGTCTACCATTCCACCATTGTGGCATATATATAGATTGTAATGAATATTAAAAGATTGTATACAACCTTTCTACTATAGAACCTTATTGTTAGATTTCGGAACATATAGATAGTAGCGTTATATACAATCTGACGAATGAAATGTTAACAAACTTGTGCACCAATTGTTAACTTATAGTCTATCATTCTTTTGACTTTACGCTTCAGTATAATCGAGCGACCTATTTAATGAAATAAACAGGTATAATCAATAAATATTGTTAGATTGAAATTTCTATAGATAAATTTATAAGTAGGACAACAGAATGGTTACTGTTTTCAGCCTCTTGAGCACCCGCTACTTCCCGATAGCGTCGTCTTACGGAATTAAACCGAACACACTTTATAAATCAATTTCAATTTGTTCTAACAACTCTAATCTAAAAATTATGAAAGGAAAATAAAAACAAACAATGCCAAAGTTTTAAAGTTCCTGCACAATATTTATTGTCGGTACTTATGGGATTCGAACCACATATTGTTTGTTTTATCTTATAAAACAATCAAACATTCCTGCACCATAAAATAATGCACACATTACTATAGTTGCAATTAACTGTATTATAAAATTATATCTACCTTCTGTTGTTTCACCGTGTTTTGCTAGATGTATACCTAAATTTAACACCATTATTATTAATATAATTATTGTACAAATCATATTGTTAGGTTTTGTTTAAAATGTTTTCGTTCTAAGAACAGTGGCCCTAAATAAAGTAAAAAATAAACACGCAAATAGTATATTTCTATACTATCTACGTGTTTACACTTACAATCTATGACAATTTAAATTAAATTGTAACGCATTATTGGATTCTACTTAATGACATTCCAACCTTTATACCCACTTATGCTACGGGACTGTCTCATCTTTACAATTTAATTTTAAAATTGGCGGTTTAACGAACTCCGCCAAACAACCCTATTAATTAAAGGGCTTTGCCATCAAATCTTGTGCAGGTTTGATTGCCATCGGTATAGTCTTGTGCTGTTACCGATTTTGGATCTACCTGATCACCAGCTTTCAAGTTTGAGTTTTTGTCAACTGCTTTGTACATACGTTCGCCTTTCTTGCCAACGTAAATAGCCAATGACAGTTTGTCAAGAACCTTTTTGTTGCCGTCTTTTGTGTTAACAACTTCGATATGGTCAATCTTTGCCAAATCGTTCTCTGAGAAACCACGTGCTGCGCCGACTTTTTCCCAACCTGCTGCATAAACATTACCTGTTAAAAGATCCATAATAGTAAAAATTAAAAGTTAATAATAAAGAATATTGATTTTGAACTACGAATGTAGTCGAAGAATGGGGGTGTTGTGGTAGTGTGGCGTGTTCAAATAAATAAAATAACAAGCAAACTAACTATAGTCTGCTTGTTATTGTTATTACAACCATTCGATTTGAAACCAAATGCAAGTAAATAAAATAATAGTATTGCTGTATGTCTTACATAAACAAGAGACAAAAAGTTTCCAGTTATAATAAGCAATGGCATATGAATCTAATTTAGTAATTAGTTTGCTGTATGTCTCTCATATTTCCCCTTTAAATCAAAAGTCATTTAAATATTACGACTAACGGAAACTTGGGGAAGTTGATTGTTAAACATTAAATTAAAACATACTAAAAATAACAATCACTCCTACTATGCTTCAGAGTGATTGTTCGTTTAATTATTTACGCATTTTACGTTTTTTATTTGCGTAATTAACTAAACTACGGATATACCCGATGTTCATTTTTATAGAATATAAGTTACCATTCCAATACTAAACAATGCAGTAAACAAACAAATAGAGAATATTATGTTTTGCTTACGATTATGCATTTCCATTGTGTGTATGCAACCGCAAAATGCGATTACAAATAACACGATAAATATGAATTTAATCCACATATTTTATTAAGTTTTTATAGTTATAGCTCGATTTTTTCTTACCGTTTACCCATACATAGAATCTATGAGTAATGAAGTCGAAGAACATCTTATATCCTTCGACTTCAATTTCTTTGCAATCCATTCTAACTATCCGGATGAGATTGTTATCTTTGGAATAAAGGTTGTTTTAACATTGAAATAGGAATAAATTCTCCTTCGTTTATTCCAATGTGTGTGTTTGTAATCATATACAAAATACCTTTTATTTTTTTTCCGTTTTTTAATGTGATGATTATATACATAATAAAGTATTTATAGTTAATGTTATATTAATTTCAATACAAAAACCCACACTCCAATTTATGGTTGAAATGTGGGTTTTAGTTAAACCGCTAGCATTCAATGATTTAATGCCAGTAATTAGAACCAACTATCGTATGTAGAAACTAACATCTCCTACCCTAATTTATACGATATTAAACTGCAAATGACTTATTTAAAGTCATACGATGTTGCATCTGCAGCATTAATAACAACATCGTTAATAACAGCATATATAACCGTTAAAGTTATATGTAGCGTGAAATGGCTATGTAGTGATAGTGTGGCGTGTGAAACAAAAAAAAGTAGTGGATTATTCCACTACTTTTGTTATACGCAGTTTGGTGTATGGTTTGTTTTCATACACACCACTAACTGCAGCAATAGTTATTGCCTTGAGAGTTTCAGGCAATCTTTTGATCTGTTTGTCAACATCAACAGCAAAACGCTGGCCGTCAATATTGACAAACAATGTGCAATAACCATTGCCGTTATAGCAATGATATGAATCAAAGGTATTCATAGTTATTGTACCTTCAGCAAGGATTCTTTCAGAAGATCCTTCAACCTTTTTGCCGTAAGCGTTAAACAGTTGGCTTACGGCAGATTTTTGCATGTTTGCCATAGTTGTAATTTTTAAATGTTAAACTTCGATAAAATGGATTGTAGTGATTGGTGTTGCGTGAAACTCTGTTTTATAATTTTTGTGCAGGGGTAACACCCAATCGAAAAACGAATGCGTGGGGTTAGTGTGGTGTATCCTACACCCACACAAATAAAAACGAAATTAAAAAAAAATAAAAAATTTTAAAAAAAATAATTTTTGGGCCCCATTGATAAAAATAGTCAAGATATATAGATACAGAAAAATCATTTCTATGACAAATTGGTATCACTCCTCCACCACAACACCCCCTACATTCAAAAATATTTTTAGTATATAAAGAAAATTTTTATCGAAATATTTGGATATGTCAATTATTTTTATAATCTTTGCACCATTATAACGTTATGAGAGTGTTATATTAGGTTGTTAGTCTTCTGGGCCAACACGGGAAAATAAAGGATACCGTTAGTAGGGCAGAGGTAATCAGAAGCTAGAGATAAAGGAGAGTGAAAACTAATAGTATATAAACGCCTAACAAACTAATATATACAACCGATGCTCGGTACCTTCCACTTAAAGCAGGTTAGTGTGGAGGTCTCTCCTATAACTAAAAGATACCTTGCTAATGATTAAATAGAGTATATTTAATATTCGTAAAACTATGTTTATATGAAAACATTTAAGATAGTAGGAAATTATAATGAAACTACAAATAGACATGAGTATTATGCTTTAGTTAGAGCTAATACTTTACAAGAAGCAATATCAACGTGTATAGCTGAAAGTGCTACGCCGTTAAATGTTAATAAAATTAATGGTACTGAATGGGTTGAAGACATTCAAGTGCCAATGTTAGTGGGAGAAGTATTTATTTAAAATTATATTATTATGAGTTTAGAAGAAGTAGTAGATTACATGATTAAACACCCAGCTGCATTAAGAATGGGTAGTGGTAAAATTGCTAATAGAACACATAGCAAAAGAGCTGATGTCATTTTAGCAAAGTCGATTGCAAAGAGTAAAATTCATTATACTGGATTAATGGAACCAGTAGTTGAACAAAAGAAAACTCCTAAAATCCTTTTGTTTGACATTGAGACTTCACCAATGAAGGCTTATGTGTGGAAGAGATGGAAGGAGAATATTTCATTGGAACAAGTTATTTCAGATTGGTATTGTATCTGTTGGAGTGCTAAATGGCTGTTTAGTAATGAAACAATGTCTGATTGTCTTACTACACCAGAAGTAATAAAGGAAGATGACAGTAGAATAATGCAATCATTACATAATTTGATTGATGAAGCTGATATAGTAGTGTCAATGAATGGTAATAACTTTGATATTCCTAGAATAAACAGTAGGTTTATCATTAATGATTTGCCACCGACAAAACCATTCTTCTCAGTTGATGTACATCAAGTAGTGAAGAAACAGTTTGGATTTAGTTGTAATAGTCTTAATGGTTTGGCTAGATACTTTGGTTTTGAATCAAAACTGGATACAAACTTTGATTTATGGAAACGTTGTGTTGAGGGTGATCCTGTAGCACTTCATTATATGGAAATGTATAATAAGAGAGATGTTGATTTATTGGAGGAAGTTTATTTAAAACTATTACCTTGGATTAAGAGACATCCTAACATTGGTAATATTATAGGTACTGATAAAATAGTGTGTCCTAACTGTGGTAGTGAGTTTGTTACTACTGTTGATGGTAAGTTTTATTTTACTGGAGTAGGAAAATATCAGTTACACCAATGTTCAAAATGCGGTGCTATCTTTAGAGACAGAATAAACTTAAATAAAAGAAATCAAATAAAACAAATAGCAATATGAAATTCAGTGAACTATCAAATAAAGACAGATATAAAATAATCAGAATGGGTGTCAGAAGTGGCATCCATTCTGTTTCAGATATAGAACATGTATTTGATAATGGTGGGCATTTATTTGATGGAACTTCTAGTTTAACGCAAGCTGTACCAAAGAAATTAACAAATTATGATCAAGATGATTGGAGTGCATTATATGAAAAGCAACAAGCTGCAAACAATGCTAAAATAGCAGCAGCACAAGCAGAATGGGATAAAATGCACCAAGAAATATTAGATAACCCAGACGCTTATGATCCAGTTGATGTTTACAAATATATTGGCAAAAGACCAGAAGTAATACAAGATATTAATAAAAACGAACAGTTTGAAAACGATGCTAAAGTAGCTACTAAAGCTGGTATAGCAGCTATTGCTGCACCTTATATTGCAGCTTACGCTCCAAAAATATTAGCAAACCCGATGGTGAAACCTATAGCAAAATCAATGATGGCTGGCACAAGTGCAGATGCTGTTTCAGAATTAGCTACCGGAAAACCAATAGCAGAACATACCAAGAATGCAGCACAATATCTTACTGGTTTAAATCCAAAAAACAATGTTGTATCTAATTTTGTATTTGACACATTTGGCAATCCTTTTTATGGATTTACTGGAGAATCTGCTCAAATGTGGTCAAATGCAATAAATAAAGGAACGCAAATAGCAAAAAATTCTAAAGAAATAAACAAAAGGTTAGTGGAAACAGCGATGAGAACAACGGGCGAACCAAATCCGTTGCCAGCAATAGCAAAGAACATTAAACAAATGAAATCTACAAAAGAAGGTCGTGATCGCTTAAAAACTATTGGAAAGTATATTTTATTAAATGAAAGAAATGGAAAAAAAGGCTATTATAATTCTTTTGCTGAATCACCAAGGCTTTCTTATGACGGTTTTTTTCATGAAAGAACACGTCCATACGATTATGGAAATGATATGATAGACGCATTTTTGTATGGTAAAGAAATAGATCCAAAATATGGTTTAAACCGTGTTTCCGTTGGAAATCCAAAAGACTTTGGTCCTTTTGAAAAAAAATATATACCAGAAAACTATGCGGATAAATTAAATGATATTCAAGTATACGAAGTAGCAAATTCTAATAATAATGATTATAATATATCTTTTTTAGATAAGAATACCGTAAATAAATTAAACATACAACCACAAACTAATAAAGACGGTTCGTTAAAAGTCAAGCCAGTACAAATGGATACAGGTGCTGATACTATATTTTTCCAAGAAGAGCCGTCTACGCCAGCTGTAAACGTTGGTGGTTTTTTGTATATAAACGGAAGAGATTTAAAAAATTTAAATTATCAGCAAGGTTGGGATATTTGGAAATTTAACCCAAAAGATTATATGTCAAAGTGGATTGACACTTCACCAAGTTCAAAACTTAGTAATAAAATAAAAAATAATTTAAAAAACGCATTGATAAAAAGAGGCTTAGCTTACGTAGATAAGTTAGGTACACCAATAGTAACAAAATCAAGATGGGCAGAATCACCTATAAAAAGCATTGGTGAACAAAAAATGGAAAGAGATTTAATTATGAAAGATCTTACAGAAATGTTATCAAGGATTAAAATTTCAGACTCTAAAATAACTTCAATTAGTGAATCTTTTAAAAAACATTAATTTAAAATAATAAATCATGAAAATAAATTTAGAATTATACGGTAGACCAAAACCACTAACACCTAAAGCAGGTGTAACAAGAAATCCAAGTAGACGATACGGATGTGGTGGCAAAGTTAGAACCAAAAAGAAATAAATGAATAAAATATTATACAAAATATGTTTAATATTGATAAAAGCAATACCAATGTGTATTGCTTTTATTTATTTAATAAATACAATATTATCATATTTTGATATAGATTTACCAATATTATCCACTATAGGTGGAACATCTATGTTAACGTTATTGTTATTGTATGTGTTATCAATAACGTTCAAATTTTGTTTATATCACAGAATGTTTCTGCATTACATACTAATTGAAGATATAATAACATATATTGATTATTATACTAAAGGTACATTGTGTACTGATAGAGAGTTGTTTATATTACATTCAATTATTGCTGGTATATGTTTGTTTGTGATACTGATATTAAAGTTTAAATGTAAAAAGAATGCACACAAATGATGGAATAATAACTGCGCCAATAAGTCTTACAAATGATGTAGAAGCTGTTATAGGTATAGCTAATCATGATTTAGGAACGTTGTGCACAAGCAACACAGTAAATATTGGTTCAATAGTTAAACCAATGGAAAAAGATAGTTTATATGTAGAAACAATAAACAATTCAAACCCAACTAATCATTATATATTAGGGACTAAAGCAGATGGTTATAGTACAGACTACAGACGTAATGTATTTGGTATATATATGCCGTATGTATGTAATCAAGAAACTTGGAATTCTATATCACTACAACTTGGTGCAATCAGATCTTTTTATCTTGATTCTGCACAAATAGGAAATATAAGTACAATTGCAAATAAATTATGGAAATGGGCAAAGCCAGAAGCTTACTATAGGTTAACAGATTTTAATCATTATGACCATAGGGAGTGTTCTAATTATTATTGTACGTGGAGTACAGACAATCAAAACATAGATTATAATTATAGATTACTGCAAATATGTAGTCAATATTCTACATTGAGCGGGGTAATAGATTCAAATCTTTTACAAGATTTTAACGTTTTTAACCCTAGCACAAAATTTAGTAATGAAATAACATGCTCTGTAAAAACTAAAGTAAATACAAACGGAACACCAAAATATGTAAGTTTTAATGATTATATAAGAATGTTATTTGATGTTACTTCTGATTCAAACAATAATTCTAACATTTATAACTATGTTATGTTTTCTGGTTTTTTGCAAGGTTCAGAGAGTTGGAAAGATGGAATACCAGCATATACGTTTAATTCTTATAACACCAAAACAAATAGTACATCGCATCAATGTGATTTTACATATAACATTGGATCAATATCTGGCAATGCTAAAATTTTAATGCTTACTGTTGGAATAGGACAATGTGAGAACGATGGCACATATATTGTACCAAAGAGATTTATAATACCAAAAGATGGTTTCAGATTATTAAATTTAGTTTATAGACATAGTTTAGGAAATGTTGGAAACAAGTGGAATGGAACTAGTACAGAACCATATACTCAAGGCAATACGTTTTTTAATGTACAAATAAATTTTGATTATTCGTTTAGAAATCAAGAAACTGGTATTTATGGAGATCATTTTTTTGGAATTCCACATGTTAAATGGAATGATAACAGTATAAATTATTCAACAAATTTACAAACATACAATATATTAATACTATACGCTGGCTTTTATAACTCAAGTGAAAATAAAACATACATGGTAAAAATGAGAATAGGAGCAACAGATCATGGCGAATATAATATTGAATCTACTATAAATAAAACAGATTGGTTTGGAAGGTCTCCAATGAGTGGAGATTATGATTATTATTATACAGATAATACACATACATTTAGTCCATGGAATATAGGTGCTCAATTAGCCCCAGGATACGTGTTTAACGCTAGTTTAAACAATAAAACATTTTCAATGTATTTTGTATGTGATGGTAGTGGTATAGTTCCTAATAATTCTACATTAATTGGAATTTTTTCATCTTATTATAATTATAAAACGCATAGAACTATAACAGGACAATTTAATCACACTAGTACACAAGAATTTGTGCAATTGAATTAAAATAATTAAGAAAAATTAGAAATTTAAAATATTTAATAACATGAAAACACAAGAAGAATTAAAAAACTCTCTTTTAAAAGAGAAAACGGAATTACAAGAAAAATTTAATAAATTAATTAATTTTATAAATTCAGAAGAATATTATAAGTTGTCTGATAATTACAAAACGCTATTATCAAACCAAAAAATTGTAATGGAAATGTATCTTGATATTATTAACAAACGATTGTACGAAGATATTGACAATCTTGTTGTTACTAATTTATCTTGGTTTGGGTTGCTTGGTGGTATTATGACAAATAATATGTTTTCTCAACAACCTAAAGTAGATACAGAAGTTAAAGGTATTCTTGATAAAATAAAATCTGAAGAAAAATAATTAAGAAAAAATTTGGAATTGTCAAAAATTATTTTAATCTTTGCACCGTTTCAACAATGAAACGGTTATTGCTCTTTAGTGTAATGGTTTGCACGTAAGGTTTTGGTCCTTAAAGTCTGAGTTCGAATCTTGGAAGAGCAACTATGCTGCCATAGGCGAATTGGTTAAGCCGTCACCCTTTCACGGTGGAGATTATGAGTTCGATCCTCATTGGCAGTACACAAGTCTGAATGCGCACAGAATCGAAGATGTGGATTCCCTGTGGGAAGACTTCCCACAAATTACCATCCGAATCGTAGGTCGGCACAGTTGGAGCTCTGGGGTTATTGTATATAAAAGCTCAAATGGGGTATTAGCTCAGCGGTAGAGCAGTAGACTGTTAATCTATTGGTCATTGGTTCAAATCCATTATACCCCGCTAGTTCTTTGAAATGATGTTTAACTTTTAATACTTACTAATATGAAAATGTGTTTATTTTTATTCATGTTGTTTGTCGGATTATTGATGATATCTGACAATGTAAAGCTGGAAAGTAATTAAGCAACGGAAGCTTAATTACTATTAAGAGTAAGTGTTAAAATAAAATTAAAATATATGGGAGAGTATTTAATTAAAAAGATAAAAGATGTTCACTTTAAAGATCCAAATATGAAGGATTTAAAATTTGAAGTTATAAATAAATATAACAGAATTCAAGAAATTAAATACAAAATTGAAGATCTTAAAGGGATACTAGAAATCTTGGAAGAAAATTGGGATGAAATAAAAGATTTATTCACATTAGAATTTGAAGAGTAGTATGGATAATTCAGAAATTGTTTTAATAAGTTTTAATGGTGTTTCTAAATTTAAAAGTATATTTAGAGCTGTTAGAAGAGGTCACGTATCACCTACTGGAGTTATTTATCCAGATAGACCTTATAATAATAGAGCAAACACCAGTAAGAGAAAAGGTGTACATAGTAAAGCGTTTAATCAATTAAAAAAAGATATTTATGATAGATTCATTAACAAGAGCAGAGTTTAATAGAGAACCGGTATTCTTCTGCAAGCATTGTCTATCGTTAAATGTTCAACAAGATGAGTTTGCAGGTGATTACTGTGCAGACTGTGGTAAAACAGATATTAGAGAATTGACATTAAGTCAATGGGAACAATTATATAAAGATAAATACGGATATAAATTTTTAGAGTCATGGGAGCGACAGAAGAAAAAAAAGCAAAAGTAGTAGAAATGAAATCTACAGCAGAAAAGAAAACTTATGAACAGCTTGAAGCTGAAAATATGCAGATTAAACAGCAAGCTGAAGCAATGTATCGTCAAATGCAGCAAATGAATATGCAGAATATATTCAAGCGTTTGGATTATTTGTTTGAAGTAGTTAAAGAAAGAACAGCGTTTCCTAAAGACTTTGTTGATCGAAGTACAAATGAGATTGTATCTTTGTTAACAATTCCAGAGGAACAGAAGAAAGAGGAAACTAAAAATGATGAAGCCTAATAGTGTTATTAAAGTACAAACTTCTGTTAACACTGATTTTTTTAGATTATGGCTTGAGTTTTTAAGACCTTTTCACAGATTAACAAATAAAGAATTAGAGGTCGCTACTTGCTTTATTAAACACTATTATGAGCTTAGTAAGGTAATTAGCGATCCAAAAATTCTGGATCAAGTATCAATGAGTGATGAAATCAAAAGGAAAGTTAGAGAAGAATGCAATATTAAATTGCCTAATTTCCAAGTGATTATGGGGAAACTTAAAAAAAATAAAGTTATTGTTAATGGAAAAATCAACCCCAAATTCATCCCCAACGTTACTGAAGAAAATGGTTACTTTCAGCTATTACTTTTATTTGAATTAAAATGAGAATAAAGAATCATACAGAAGTTTATGAAGAAGTATCAAAAGAGTTGAACATACCTGTAGAGACTGTATATAAAACATACAGAGCATTCTGGAAATTTATACGTAATTCTATTGAATCGTTACCAATTAAAGAAGATACAACAGAAGAACAGTTTAATAAACTTAAAACAAACTTTAATATTTCTTCTTTAGGAAAACTAAATTGTACATTCGATAGAATGATGAATATGAAAAAACGTTTAGAATATATTAAAAAATTAAGAAATGGAATTAAAGATTAAAGATATACAACCGTTGTATAACATGTTGGTAACAACGTGTGATATGTACGAAGATGACAATGTTACTGATTCTGGTTTAATTAAGGAACAAAAAGCAAAAACATTAAAAGAAATTCAAAAGGTTCTTAAAGTGGGCCCCAATGTAACTGGTATTAAACCAGGTGATAATGTTTGTCTTAAATTCAATTTGATGCAAAGAAAAACATTTACAGAGAAAGAAAAGCATGATCAAAACTCATTGAGGAATATTGGGGTGGAGCCAGTCTTTCAATTGGACACATCGTTAATTTATGAATTAAACGGCGAAAGGGTTTTGTTTTTGCATCAAAATCAAGTTGAGGATTTTATAGTAACTGATTTTGAATATATTGAAAACAAGAAATCAGTTATCCTTAAACCAGATAAGGGGGTGTCTGGAGACTTTATGAGAAAAGTAGAAGCAGGCTCTTAATATAATTTTAAAATAATGTTAACCAACCTCTGCCATTAATTTGACAGAGGTTTTATTTTTTAAAGATATGAAGCTTATAGAATACATAAATTATGAAATAAAAATCAATGATGAAGCATTGTTGGTTAAACCAATAAGAGATTTATACGATGCTGATAAAACAAAAACAAAGAATAATTTTTATACTGAGTGTAGTATAATATTCTTTATGGCAGATCCTAGAAGTAGTTATGCTTACATCGTTGATGAAAAAGAACGTTTTGATACAATAAAGAAACAAGAAGGTTTACCAGAAAAATATACTATATCAGATAAATTACAGAAGGCTATTGATGCTTATAAAGAACTGTCAAAAACAGTTTCATCAGAACTATTGAAAGATACATATATTGCTATTGATAAAGTACGCGAGTTCTTGCGAAATGTGGATTTAACTCTTGTGGATGATAAAGGTAAACCTGTGTATACAGTAAACACTATTACTGCTACAATTAAACAAATACCTCAGTTAGCAAAGGATATTATGGAAGCTGAAAAACAAGTTAATGCTGATATTCTTGAATTAGGTAGGAAACGTGGTGGTAATGAAGGTAAAGCATTATTTGAAGATGGCTTTAAATTTAGTTAATTATGAATGAAGAAATTATTTTAAATGATAGACAAACTCCAATAAAAGAGTTAAATCTTGAAAGTTATCCACAAGAAGTACAAGATGATTTTTGGGAATTCTTTTATGGAGTACCGTTAATACAAGAATTAACGTCAAAAGATAGAAAGCGTGCTTGTGATTTACCAAAAGATAAAGATGGTAAAATAACTGTTGATTTAGAGCATCCTCATATTCTTGAGAATATGGATTATTTTAGGAAGACTGCAATCTTTTTTGAAGAGCATGGCTATTATACTGATTTAAAACCAAATCCAAATCCTAATAGTGAATATTATAAATGGGTGAAGGAGGAAATAAGGAGATGTCACGAAGGAATGATAAGACCATCAGATGGTGAATGGATTCCCGGAGATTTGTATTTTTATTGGAACTACACTGAGATTCAGTTAGCTGAAAAACAAGGTAAAAGTAAAAAAGCATTACGTCTTTATAAGATGCCTAAAGTGTGGGATGGTACATATTGGTATTTTCATTATTTATATCAAGCTAGAGAAGCTGGTGAACACGGTTGTATGTTATCTTCACGTTCAAAAGGTAAATCATTCTCTGCTGCAGCTATGTTGGCAAAACGATTTAAATTGGGTGAAACACCAGAGAATAATAAAGGTTGCACATGTTATATAACAGCATCGGAAAAGAAATTCTTAGTTGCTGGCGACCAGACACTTGATAAATTTCAACACGACATAGATTTTTTATCCCAAAAGACAGAATGGCCCGGTAGAGAATTATTAGTCAATCGTTTAAACGATATGATGTGGACTGCAGGTTATAAGGATCTTGTATATGGTAACGTTGGTACCGGTAATTCTGTAGTTGGTATTACATCAAAAAATGACGTAGAGAAACTTCGTGGTACACGTGCCGTATTGTATGTTCTTGAGGAAGCTGGTACATTCAAAGGTTTGGATTCTGTATGGCAAAATATATTACCGTCTGTAGAAGAGGGTAAAGGCGATGAAAGAAATGTATTTGGACAAATAGTATGTTTTGGTACATCTGGTGATGAAGAATCAGATTTTCAATCACTTGCAAAAATGATGTATCATCCAAAAGGTTATCATATAAAAGCATTGTCAAACATATATGATATTAGAGGAAAGGGCGGTAATGAATTTTCATATTTCTTTCCAGCATATTTGAATAACGCTAATTGTTATGATAAAGATGGTAATTCAGATATTACTAAATCATTATTGGAAATTCTCAAAGATAGAGTATATACTAAAACGCACTCTGGTAATGACTTAAACGCATTAACAAAGACTATTGCTGAGAACCCTATAGTTCCACAAGAAGCAATATTAAGAGCTAAAGGAAACTTCTTTCCTACAGCACAGATTAACGAAAGAATCAATGAGTTACAACAAAATCCTAACATGCTTAATGAGATTGTAACTGGTGATTTAGTACAACAATCAGACGGTACTGTAAAATACGTAATGTCGTCAAAAGAACCTATTAGAGTATATCCATTACCAAATGATTTTAACAATCTTGAAGGATCAATAGAGTTTTATCAAATGCCACAGAAGGACAAAGACGGTAAGGTATATCGAAATCGATATATAGCAGGCTATGATCCAATTGATGATGATGCTGCTTCTTCAACACTTTCTTTGAATTCCATATTTGTTTTAGACTTATGGACTGATGAAATTGTTTGTGAATGGACAGGTAGGTTTGCTTACGCTGATGATTGTTATGAAAGAGTCAGACTTATAGCACTATTTTATAATGCAATAATACTTGCAGAAAATAATAAAAAGGGTTATTATAGTTATTTTGCTTCAAGAAATTGTGCTGAAACATTATTAGCTGAAGCGCCAGATTATTTGAAAGACAGAAACTTGGTTCAAATTGGTTTATATGGTAACAAAGCTAAAGGGTTTAATGCTACAAATCCATTAAATAACTTTGCCAATCAATTGATTAGAACGTGGTTAACTAAACCAAAACAAATGGTTATTGAAAAAGAAGATGGTGAGATTGAAGAAGTAAGCGTTACAAACCTTTCAAAGTTACGCGCTATGGCTTTGTTAAGAGAATTAGCAAATTACAATATAGATGATAACTTTGACCGTGTTAGAGCTTTAGGAGCTGTAATGTTATATAGAGAACAATTTAATATTCTATATGAAGGAGATGTAACTAAATCACAATTAAATGCTTATAAAAGTAAAAACAAATTAGCAAACGATAAGTTCTTTACTAGAAATTATGATAATAAGTTCAGTAAATTTAGTAAAATTATAGAAAATATTTAAAATTTTATTTATGCCATTGTTATTTAGCAATGGCTTTTTTATTTTTGCAAAAATTTAAAAATGAAATAAAATGGAAAAAATTAATAATTTACCACCTCAACAATTATCCTTTAAAAAGAAAAATAAGGAGTGGAGAAAAAAACATTTGGATTTTGCGGATAACAAATCTATGATGTATTATGAACCGATTAGAAAATCGATTGAACATAAGAAAATTAACTATGATTTAGTTAACGGTATTGTTCATAGAAAAGATATGGATTTAGTTGTTAATCCAGAAAACATAGATGCTGGATTCATACCAGAAAAGTTACAACATTATCCTATTATTAATTCAAAATTATTTATTCTTCGTGGTGAGGAAGCAAAACGTGTGTTTGATTTTCATGCAGTTGTTACTAATCCTATGAGTATTACTGAAATCGAAGAGAATAAAAAGAATGCATTACTTGAGGATTTGCGTGCTATCATAGAAAATCAAAATCTTTCAGAAGAAGAATTTAATCAAGAACTTGAAGGTTTGAATGATTATTATACATACGAATGGCAAGATTTCAAAGAAATTACTGCCAATGATTTATTAAACCATTATATTAAAGAATTAAACGTACCATTATTATTTAACAATGGTTTTATGGATGGTCTTATTGTAGGTGAAGAAATTTATCAATGTGATATAGTTGGTGGTGAACCTACTATTTCAAGAGTTAACCCAATGAAAATCAGGGTACTTAAATCTGGTTACTCTAATAGAATCGAAGATGCTGATATGATAATCATTGAAGATTATTTATCTCCTGGTCAGATAAGTGATCAATATTATGATGTTCTTACAGAAAAGGATAGAAAGCATATAGAAAATTATGATTTCAAGAATGAAGATGAAGAAACTCCTTATGGTAATGCTTCAGATTTAATGCGTGGTAGAATGTTCAATCACATGGTTAGTGATGTATTTGAAGATAACCATGAAGATTTGTTTTCTGATAATATTGAGAACAATCCGTTGTTACCATACGATATGGCTGGTAATATTAGAGTTCTTAAAGTTTATTGGAAATCAAGAAGAAAGATTAAAAAAGTAAAACAGTACGATCCAGATACTGGTGAAATAACATATAACTTTTATCCAGAAGATTATGTTCTTAAAGAGGATGAAGGGGAGGAGGAGAAAATAATGTGGGTTAATGAAGCATGGGAAGGTACTAAAATTGGTACTGACATTTATGTTAACATGCGACCAAGACCTATCCAATATAATAGATTGGGCAATCCTTCAAAATGTCATTTTGGTATTATAGGTAGTATCTATAATTTGAATGACAGTAAACCATTTTCTCTTGTAGATATGATGAAACCTTATAGTTATTACTATGATGCTATTCACGACAGGTTAAATAAACTTATAGCAAGAAACTGGGGTAAGATAATTAAAATGGATTTAGCTACAGTTCCAGACGAATGGGATATTGACAAATGGATGTATTATGCTAAAACGTTTAATTTGGCAGTAGTCAATTCATTTAATGCTGGTAAGGAAGGTCCTGCAACTGGTAAATTAGCAGGTGCATTAAATAATAACTCTAACGGTGTTATTGATGCTGAATTAGGTAATAGTATTCAACAATATGTTAATCTATTGGATTTTATTAAACTTGAAATGTCAGAAATATCTGGTATTTCAAAACAACGTGAAGGTCAAATATCTAATAGAGAAACTGTAGGTGGTGTTGAAAGAGCAACATTGCAATCTTCACATATTACAGAATGGCTGTTTACAATACACGATGATATTAAACGTAGAGCATTGCAATGCTTGTTAGATACTGCAGTTATTGCTAAAAAAGGTACTAATGATAAATTCTCATATATTACACACGATTATGCAACTAAACGTGCTAGCATAAATGGTGATGAATTTTCAAGTAGTGAATATGGTATTATTGTTGATAACAGTAATGATTTACAAGAGTTAAAGAGTAAATTGGACATGCTTATGCAAGCTGCTATACAATCTGGTTCAGCACCATTATCTACAATAATGAAAATGTATACTTCTGTATCTATGGCTGAAAAGGAAAGAATGCTTGAAAAAGCTGAAAGAGATATGCAAGCACGTCAAGAGCAGGCAGCACAAGCTGAACAACAAAATCAACAGCAAATAGCTCAAATGCAAATGCAAACAGAGCAAATGAAAATGGATTTCCAAGACAGACTTAATCAAAGAGATAATGACACTAAGATTGTTGTTGCCGAGATTAATGCTCAAGCAAAACAAGTAGATACTGAGAATCCAGAAGATTTTGAGCCAGACAACAATTTGGATAAAGAGAAGTTATTAGAGAATATGAGACAGTTTGATGAGAAATTACGTTTTGAACGTGAGAAATTACGTCAAGATGATAAACACCATCAAGAAGATTTAAAAGTAAAAAGACAACAAGCTAATAAACCTAAGAAATCATGATACTAAAAGGTATTTCAGTTAATCAAGATCCGCCTACTAAAGATTATCTCTGGATTACTCCTAAAGGAAACACTAGATTTTGGAACCAATCAACTTGGATGTTAATAGGTGGAAGTGGTGGCGGAGGAGGAGGAGATTTATCAAATTACTATACCAAAAGCGAAATTGATGATAATTTTTACGATAAAAGTTGGATAAATACAGCTTTCAACAGTTATATTGCAAAGGATGCTATTTCTGGAGTTTCAGGATATGCTGCAGTATTTACAAATGATGGTGGAAACATTTCTCATTCGATACACGATGCACGAGGTACTGATGCTAGAATACGTATTGGAGATGGTATAATAGAATGGGATAGCACAAATAACGGTTTTAAAATATACAATGCTACATCAACTCAAGAAACCCCAACTACTGCAGGCATTTATGCTGATTGGGTTAGTGCGATTGGTGTTAATTCTTCTGGAGGTGGAGGAGGTGGAGGAGGAATGGATGAAACCGCTTTATGGCAAGAATTAACAAATGATCCTCAATGGACATTAGGCGATGATAAAATAATTAATATTAGTCATTTACCAAATAATATTAATGCAGATACGGTAGATGGATATCATGCTAATTCTTTTGCGTTTGCAAATGGTACTAATGCTACTGGTACATGGGGAATAAGTATTAGTGGCAACGCTGCAACTGCAACTAAAGCTACTCAAGATGGTAGTGGTAATACAATTTCTTCTACTTATTTACCGCTTGCTGGCGGTACAATGACAGGTAATTTAGTTTTAAA